CCCGCGCCAGAACTTGATATGGCAAAAATCAAGGCTGAAGGCTTCGGACCTGAAGCTCATGACGACGATCCAACCGCTAACACCAAGATGGTGACTTGATTGTTCCTGTGCTATAAATGGCATACCTCTCTAGCAGTGTCCGACAACTCCCCTGTTCCGCCATCGCAAGATGCCCGTTCCGGCCTGTTGTCCTCGTTGCTAGCCAGGTACGCAGGCCGACCACCGCTACGTCCGGAGTCCGTTACTGCGAAAGCAACCTACTATCCCTGCGAGGGACGTGGCCACTGCTCTTGAGAACCCCGTCCTAGGCGGGGTTTTCTTGTGTCAAGGTAGCTTGAAAGGCACAGCTGGACCGGTAGTTGTCGGCAGCTCAGGCATCGCCGCATCAATCTCACCTGGAATCATTTCGGTGACATCACCGGCAATGTCATCCATCATGTCGGCGGCCATGTCGTCGATCATTCCGGGGACTTGGGAAAATGCCACGATTGACGCCCCAACAAGCGCACCAGACATCACGAAGCCGAGAACGCCGAGAACGTTACAGACTTTTTGCATGGAAAACTCCTGATAA